ACTTTTAGAGCTATCCGCCAAGAGTATTATAAAAGGGATTTCTACGAGTTCCGTAAGTGGATCGCCCCGATGAAGGGTCAGAAGTTCGTAGATGGATGGTGGCAGCGAAAAATCGCGGAGCATTTAGAAGAGTTTTACCGGGATCTTAAAGCCGGAAAGCGTCCTAAGTTGCTTATTAAATCACCACCTCAGCATGGTAAATCTCAGCAGATCATCGATGTGATTCTGTGGTTCATCATTAAAGAGCCGGGCTTTCGGAACATCTTTACTTCGTATTCGGATCGCCTCGGAGTGCGCGCCAATTTAACCATTCAGCGCGTTATGTCGAGTCCGGAGTGGCAGGAGACATTCCCAGACCTTTGCTTAGGATTGAAAGAGACAGTTCCTTCCGGCGATATTTCGCGCCCGGCCCGCAACCGAGAGCACATCGAGTTTTGGCCACACGGCGGATCTTTCCGAAATACCACGATCCAAGGTAAGATCACGGGTGAGTCCCTCGACTGCGGTTTTATCGATGACGTTATCAAAGGCCGCGAAGATGCTAATTCTTTAAACACTCGAGAGAAATCATGGGAATGGTTTACGGACGATTTCTTCTCGCGGTTCTCCGAGCACGCCGGGTTTATCTGTATCGGTACAAACTGGCACGTAGACGATCCCATGCAGCGTATGATGAAGGCCTTTCCGGATCTTAAGGTAGTAAGCTACCCGGCGATTGCGATCGTAGACGAGGCGTATAGGAAGAAAGGCGAGGCTCTCTTTCCGGAGCTTAAATCTTTAACGTTCCTTCTCGAGCGTAAAGGTCTTATGACTGCCGGCAATTTCTCGGCTCTTTACCAACAGAACCCGATGGTAGCTGGCGGTGAGAAGTTCAAAGATAAGATGTTCTACTTCGGAGAAATGCCGGATTCCTTCGATTATAAATTCATCATGGTCGATACTTCGTATAAGGCGAAAAAGGAAAACGACTGGACCGTGGCGACTCTCTTCGGCGTTAAAGGCGATAAGCTTTACGTTGTGGCCGTATGGCGAGTAAAGATCGAAGCCGCTGATATGGAAGATCCATTATCCGAATTCATCGAAGCGCATAAGGAATATAATTTAAGACACACGTGGATCGAACCTAAAGGTCACGGGATTTACTTAAATCAGAAATTCAAGGGTAAGGGTTTAAGAATCCCGACCGAGGACGAGCTTAAAGCTTTCTTCGCCGATCGTAAGCTAGATAAGGTCGAGCGAGCTAACAACGCGATTCCACATTTAAATAACCGTCAGATCTGTATCAATAACGCGATACACGAAAAGGACGACTTGCTTTTAGAACTCATGCAGTTTCCTAATGGCAAACACGACGACTTTGTAGATACTGTGATTGACGGTATCAAAGTAACATACTCTAAGAAGAAAAGTATTTTCGACATTATCGCCGGAGGGCAATAGATGGCAGCAGCTAAAAAAACGACTAAGCCTAGGAATGTTAAAGCTACGGTGGTGGCTAAGAAAACTCCTAAGACCACAAAAGAACTTCAGGTACAGAACTCGGCCTACGCCGATACGATGCTAGCAGCCGGTGCCGCGGGAGTTAACGCTATCTGCGGACAGTCTCAGCTTTCGCAAACCGACACGCTCTTTAAAAATGTACGCGGTTATCAAATCACAAATAACTACATCCTTCTCGGGCTTCTTTACGCAGAGAACGGCATCGTAGAAACTCTTATCGACATCCCGGTAGAGGATTCTCTCCGCGGCGGATTTGAGATTACGACGAAGCAACTTAGTGAGGATCAGCGCTCGGCTCTCGTTAAGGATATGAACTTTAAAGGCGACGTGGAAGAAGTGAAGTACGCCGAGAAGTGGAAGCGTCTTTACGGCGGCGCCGGGCTTATCACTCTAGATTCTGATTCCGAAGCTAATAAGCCTTTCGATATTACCAAAGTTCAGAAGGGTAAAACGATTATCGAATTTAAGGCCGCAGATCTTTGGGAGCTCAACGCTCAACAAACTCCGCATGAATACGATACCAACGTTAAAGAAATCACCGAGTCCGAGCGTTTGTCTCAGGGCAATAGTGGATTCTTTAATTATTACAATCAGGCTGTTAGTCGTGGTCGCGTTATCGTTCTTAAAGGAAAGCGTGCACCAGCTCAAATTAGAGCGAGACTTCGCGGCTGGGGCCTATCCGAAATCGAGGCGCTCGTTCGATCGCTGAATCAGTATCTAAAAACTACGGATCTATCCTTCGAGGTTTTAGATGAATTTAAAATCGACGTTTACAAATTCGCGGGCCTCGTGGATGCACTTCAATCCGATGCAGGAATGAAGCTTATTCAGGAGCGCGTTACCGTTGCGAACATGCAAAAGGGATATCAGAACGGTATCGCTTTGGACGCAACTGATGATTACCAACAGAAGCAGGTGTCTTTCGTTGGTATCGCGGACGTGATGAAAGAAATTAAACTTCAGGTGGCTGCGGATTTACGTATCCCGGTGACGAAGCTTTTCGGCCAATCGGCTGCAGGTTTCAACTCCGGAGAGGACGACATCGAGAATTACAATGCGATGGTCGAGTCTAGAATTAGACCAGGTATCGTAATGACTCTTACCGAAGTTGCTAAGATCCGCTGCATGCAAGCGCACGGCTTCGTTCCTGACGATTTAGAGATTGTTCTTAAACCATTAAGAATCATGTCATCTAAGGAAGAAGAAGAAATCAAGACCGCTAAATTCAACCGCGTGATCCAAGCCAAAACTCAGGGCGAGATGACGACGAAAGAATTTAGAGAGGCTTGTAATAAAGACCAGCTTTTAGGCATTAAAGTTAAGGAGAATATTAGTGAAGATCTACTTCACCCTCCGGAACTAGAACCAGACCCAGACGAGGAGGATACTGATAATGGACGGTAGTTTAATTTATACGGCAAATATGACACTGGCGCAGGCCGAGAAGCGTGTAATTCTATACGCGCTTCGTCTCTATCGAGGGAATCAGGCCATGACTGCTAGAGTTTTAGGCATCACTCCTAAAACATTGGGAGCTAAGATCAAATCTTACGGAGCTGAAGCTGAAGAGCTTTTAGTAAAACCAAAGAATGAAAACGGTATTCCCTCCACTAGTAAGTAGCAGTGCGGTCGAGAGTCTTGAAAGAAAGATTCTCGCGTACTTAAAGAAAGAGATTTATCAGAAGCTAATCGATGCGATCCCGTTCTTAACGGACGAACTCGTTATGGATAACGCTAAAGATGATCTGCTTTCGGCTATTCGTCGTGGTACCATCGTGTTCTATCGAGGCGAGTTCCGCGGCGAATTCAATGCGGCTATTTCTAAAGAGATTCGCGACCTAGGTGGAAAGTGGGATAGCGAGCGCGTTTCGTATCGCCTACCATCTTCCGAGCTTCCGGTAGAAATTAAGCAGGCGGTTCAAGTTTCAGCGAACCAGTTTTATAAAGCCACCCAGTCTTTGAACGCAGCCCTAGAGAAAATTTTACCACAAGAATTTAAGACCAAGCCGATTATCGAGAACTTTTTCAACACCCAATTGTTTAAATTAGACAAAGAAGTGGATAATGTTCTGCGCGGCATCACGGTCGCTCCGAAGCTTACTTTGGAAGAAAAGTTCTTTATCGCGGATTCGTACTCCAACAACCTAGACCTTTACATTAAGAAGTTCTCGGTTAAGCAAATTAAGACGATCCGGAAGGAAGTACAGCAGGCCTATTTCTCCGGTAATCGCTATCAGAACATGGTAAAAACTATCCAGCACAATTATGAAGTGACAGAGTCGAAAGCTAAGTTTCTCGCTAGGAATGAAACCCGTTTGATGTCGGCTAAATTCAACGAGGCTCGAATGACCTCGGCGGGCGCGAAAGGATATATCTGGACCACGGTAGGTGGCACTCCGGCACATCCTGTGCGCGAAGGCCATAAACGATTAAATGGTAAAAGATTTACTTTTGCAAACCCTCCGATAGTTGACGAGAAAACAGGGCGCCGCGCGAACCCGGGCGAGGACTACAACTGCCGATGCCGTGCTAAAGTTGTGTTCAGTTAAAATGTTTGACCTTCCGCGGATTGTTCATACAAACTGGGGCCTGTGAACATCAAAAACGCTAGCGATTTTCCTAAAAGATTCTTCGGCCTTCACTTCATTCATGGAGTGTGTGCCTATCCTTCGATGAAGAAGAACATCTATATTAGTCCAGAAGTCGCGAACGATATGGATGCTTCTTTTTCGGGCAAACCGTTATTCGTAAGACACGTTGATGATTACGATATGGAGACTCTTCAAGAGGATCAAGACGGTATCGTAATTAAGTCTTTCTATAATCCTTCGGATGGTTTTCACTGGTGTGAATTTATGGCGATGAGCCAGGACGCACTAGATAAAATTGCGGCCGGGTGGAAGCTTTCTAACTCTTATAAAGTAAAAGATCCGCACGGTTCGGGTGGAACTTATCAAGACGTTGAGTACGATATCGAAGTCCTAAAAGGTGAATACCACCACATGGCTTTGATCGAGTCGCCTCGTTATGATCGAAGTATTATTTTGACGCCTGAAGAATTTAAGGCTCATAATCAAGCTCTTGATGAAAAAAGAATCTTATTAAATAATTCAAAAGATACCTCACAAGGAGACAATTCAATGTCACTATTCTTCAAAAAAACTAAGGTTGAAAAACTAGACAACGCCAAAGACATGGAATCATTGTCGGTAATTCTTCCTAAGACAAAAAAAGAAGTTACTGTACTTCAACTCATCAACGAAGCTGACGAAAAAGAAGCCAAGAAGGATGAGAAGAAATACGCTAACGAAGCGGACTTCGTAAAAATCGACGACGAAAGCGAAATGACTCTTGGTGAGTTGGTAGCTAAGTTGAAAGAACTTTTAGCTGCTGCTGAAGGTGGCGAAGAAGGTTCTGACGATGAAGTCGTGGAATCTGAAGAAGTTGTTGACGATGTTAACAATGCCTCAGACGATAAAGATGAAAAGCCTGCTCCTAAGAAAGAAGAAAAGAAAGTTGATAACGCTAAAGAAAAAGGCGCTTTGAAACTTAAAAATGCTTCTGACAAAGGTCTGCATGGTGTTGAGAAAGCTAAGCCTGAAAAATATCAGTCTATGGCTGCTCAAATCCAACTTGGCCGTGATCGTTACTAGATTTTTAAAAGGAGTATTCTAACATGGCATTAAATCAATTTGCTCAGTCCGTTGCGGTCGGCATGGTCGACCAAACAATTTTAAATAACATCCTTACTGTTCGCTTGAATAAGCTAGCACCCGCAGATTTGGACGCAGGCGCATACGTTGCTCTTTCTCCAGGTGTTGCAGGTAAAGTTCCGGTTGTAGTAGCTGGTGTTGCTACGGCGGTTGGCTTGGGTGTTATCGTTCTTGATCCTCTAAGCTCACTTAACAAAAAAGGTCGCACGATGTCTGTTGCCGCAAAAGGCTCTGTCATCTACGTAAAAGTAAATGAAGCAGTACAACGTGATGATAAGTTGACTCTAAACGGAACTGGCTATCGCAAGATGACTGGCACTGACGTTGCTCAACTTTCGGCTTTAGACATCGGTGCTGGCGCTAACGCTATCATCCGTGCTGTAGTTCTTTAATAAAGGGGATTTTAAAGATGGAATTTTTAGTTAAAAATAGCCAAAACGAGCGCGTACTTAACAAAGTATGGGAAAAAGAAGCGAAACGCCAAGAGTTGTTGATCAAGAATGCCACTGGCATCGACATCGACATCACGACGCTAACTACTGTTCTAGCAGAAGTGCGCGAACAGAAGTTCTACACAGTTAAGCCTTCTGACTTCATGCCGTTCCGTGTAGGAACTGGTGCTTGGTCAACATCGCTTACTAGCTTCACTTCTGAGCACTCCGTTGATGATTTCGCGACTGGTTTCACGAAAACTAGCACGAAGCACGGCCGCATTCCGAATGCTGATGTTGGTATCCAACCGATCACTTCTAAGATCGCTACTTGGAATAAACAGATTGACTGGACGATCCCTGAGCTTCAATTCGCTCAGAAGTTCAACAACTGGGATTTGATCGCTGCCAAAGAAACAGCTCGTAAAACGAACTGGGACTTAGGTATCCAAAAAATCTCTTTCCTAGGTGAGTCAGATGAAGATCTTGGTGGTTTGTTAACTCAATCCGCTGTGACTCCGAACGCTGGCGTGATCATCAATAAACCAATCTCTACAATGACAGCAGCCGAAATCTCTGCATTGCCGGGCTTGTTGTTGAAAGATTATTTCTCTAACTCGGGCTCTACGGTTCTTCCAGATCGTTTCGTAGTTCCAATGACTGACTGGTTGGGAATGACGTCTCCTACGGACGCAACATTCGCGATCAAATCAAAAATGGACTACTTGATGGAAGCATTCCAAAAAGCTACTGGTAATTCGGATTTCAAAATCCTTCCGGTTGCTTATGCTTCTGCCGCGAACTCTGGCGGTTTGTTGACGAAAGATCGTTACGCTTTATACCGTTACGATCAAGACTCACTTCGTTCAGAGTTGCCAGTTGACTACACTATGACGATGGCGAATACCTTCAATGGTTATCAATACGCTAACGTTGGTTACGGTCAAATCGGCGGCGTAGTATTGTACCGTCCTAAAGAGATGTCTTACTACGATCTACCATAGTTTTTAAGAGCGGGTGGGCTTTCGGGCTCGCTCGCCTTTTCATTTGCCGGAGGTGTTATGTCTTACGATAAACCAACGGTGGCCGAATTTAAAACATTCTTCGCTCGCGATTTCTTCTATGATGCCGACCCTACTAAAGGCGTTACGGACGGTGATATCCAAAGAGCGATGCTCGAGGGTGAGTTCACCACCAATCTTTCTTTCTGTGATTCTCAACAGATGTACACGATGTGGTATTTGTACGCAGCCGCTCACTTTTTAGTGACCGATCTACGCGCGTCTACTGCCGGCATTAACGGAAGCTACACTTGGCTCACGCAATCTAAATCGGTCGGATCAGTTTCGGAATCGTTCGCGATCCCGCAAAAGATTCTCGATAATCCTCGCTACGCAATGTGGACGAAAACGAACTACGGCGCGAAACTCCTTCATATGATGTTGCCTTATTTGGTAGCACCGATCTTTACGGTATTCGGCAGGACGAACCCGTGAGCAAGGTCGATGTCGATATTTCAGGCATCACTAAATTACTAAAGGCTTTGGGAGAAGTTCCAGAGACCCGCATTGGTGTGCTTGGAAATAAGGACGAACGTAAGAGAGAAAAAGGAAGTGGTAAGACTCCGACCAATGCAGAAATCGGAAGCTTTCACGAATTTGGTTTAGGACAACCTAAACGTTCTTTCTTGCGAATGCCTTTAATCGAACATCTAGAAAGTGAAGCTCTTAAGGAAAAGGACGCACTTCGCGAATCTTTCGAGCAAGCTGCGGAAGGTGACGGCCTAAACGCTCTCATGAATACGCTCGGAGCTATCGGAGTCGAGGTCGTTAAAACTGCTTTCGATACTCAGGGCTACGGAAAATGGGTTAAGTGGAAAACGCCGGGTTACCAAAATAATACCGGAAAGATCTTGAATGACACCCTTCAGTTGCGCGACTCTATCGCTCACGAGGTGGATTAATGTTTCCAGCACCAAAGCCTTTTAACTTATCGCCTATAAGCCAGATGCCGCAGATGGATTCTACTATCGCGGGATGGGCGATTTCTCTTACTTTTAATAGAGTCGTGAAAACGATTAAGAACTTTCAGAATAAAGAAACGACCGAGGACATTACGTTCCAGGGATCGTTTCAACCTTTAGGTGCAGAGAAACTCATGATGAAGCCTATTGATCAAAGATCATGGCCGTGGTTTCAAGTGCACTCTTTTATCCAGCTTCCTTTGGTAAATGATGATGTTATCAAATACGAGGGGATCCAGTATCGCGTTATGGAAAGACTCGACTACAAATTAAACTCTTATTTCGAGTATCATATCGTTAAAGATTACAAAGGCGCAGGCCCTACAGTGGTGGTTCCAGATGCAACTCCGTAGCTATTACACTCACGTCGCAGTAGGAATGAAGATTCCTTTCTCTACCGTTGCAGGAACACCGCCGTACACCTATTCGGTTCTTCCGGATGGGGCCGGTGGATCTATCGATGCGAACGGTCTTTACACCGCGCCTCAGACGATCGGCGTAGACGTTATTCAATCCGAGGATTCTCTAGGCGAAAAGGTTACGACCGAAGTCTGTATCGGAACACCGCTTCATTTGGTTTGTGACATCGTATCGAAGTTCTTAAATCTGGGATCTGACCAGGTTTACATAATGAATCAAAAGATTTCTCCTCCGGACGACGAGCGCCTTTACGTTTGTATTTCGGTTCTAACTGGACGCGCTTTCGGCAGCTCTAATAAACCAAAGCCCGGCGCTGGCTTGGACGAAGAGCTTTCCGTAAACGTTTTCGCTCCGCTAGATATTACGATTTACTCGAGAACTATCGAGGCTCTTCTTAGAAAAGAAGAAGTCGTTATGGCCCTTAATAGCAATTATGCTCGCTCTCAGATGGAGTTAAATTCGTTTGTGGTTGCTAGCGTGCCGGGCCCCATCGTTCCATTGAATTATCCGGACGGTGCTGCTATCAATTTTATGTTTAATATTTCTGCAAACATCCAATATATGGCTACTAAAGTTAGACCTACGCCATATTTTGATGACTTCCAGGGATCTGCCATTGAAACTAATCCTTAAAAGGGGACTTTAAAATGCCTGATTTATCATTAAGTAACGTATACGAGATTTCTGTATCTGCCCCGGGTGCGGGTGTCGGTGAGTACAATCCTTCTAACTCTGCGGTATTTACTCACGAGCCTTACGGACCTTCTTTCGGTGACGACGGCTATAAGCTTTTCGTAGATCCTGCGGATATCGCAACAGACTTCGGAAGCGCGAGCTTAACGGCTGCGATGGTAAATGAGATTTTCTCTCAGCGTCCGAATATCCGTGCGAACGGTGGTTACTGCGTAGTTATCCCCATTCTTTTCAACATTGATACTTTGAAATTCAGCTTAGTACCTACGGCAGGTACTTTCATCGCTTCTATTAATGGTCAGAACTCTGCGCCTATTAACTGGAATGATACTGCGGCCGCAATCCAAGCTAAGATCCGCGCGATCGATGACGTTTTCCTTAACACGACAGTGGAAGGTAATTTCACCGATGGTTTTGCGATTTCTACTAAAGGCTTCTATGGCGGCGTAGTTACTGCGACGTCTGCGAATTCATTGGTAGCGACTGCGACTCCGGTAGTTATCACGGCGGAAGAAACTCGCGTTGGTGAAACCGTAGCTCAAGCGATCGTTCGTGCTAACGGCATCATCCATTTCTTCGGTTTGGCTTTAACTCTCGAGCTTGGTCAAGTAGAGCTTTTGGCCACTGCTGGTGTTCTTGCTCCGATGAGAAAAATCGGATTCTTCTTAGGAAGTGCTGAGGCGGATATCGAAGTAGGCGGAAAACTAGACCTTCTTCGTACTGGTAGATTCACTAATTCTCGCGGACTCGAGTACATCGATGCTCCGGCGAAAGGTATCGCTTATTGCGCAGCTTATATGGGACGTGCTCTTTCTACCGTTTTCGCGGGATCGAATACGACTCAGTCTATGCATCTTAAAGATCTAGTCGGTATCCAGCCGGATCCAACTATGACTCAAACGATGTTAAACAAAGCACAAGCTGCAGGCGCTGACGTTTACGTTTCTTTCCGTGGAGTTCCGAAAACTTTTACTTCAGGTAAGAACGATTATTTCGACAACGTTTATAACATCCTTTGGTTTATCGAAGCTCTTCAGGTTGCTGAGTTTAATACTCTCGCACAAGTAGGCGGAAAGATTCCTCAGACCGAAGGCGGCATGGATGTTCTTAAGGGCTCTGCTCGCAAAGTTTGTGAACAGGCTCGTGAGAATGGTTTCATTGCGCCGGGCGAATGGACTTCTCCAACTACTTTCGGTGACCAAGCGGATTTCTTGGATAACATTCGTCAGTACGGTTATTACATCTACTCTTCTCCGATCGCACTTCAATCAGTTGCCGATCGCGAAGCGCGTAAAGCAACTTTGATCCAGATTGCTATTAAGTACGCGGGCGCTATCCATTCTGGAACAATTTTAATTAATATCAATAAGTAGAGGTGCGCTATGGGTTCAGTATCAATGAGCGGAGCTGACACAATTATTCTGAATGAAAGACTCGTTACCGACCTAGCGGACGGTGACGTGGTTGATCTTTCTTTCCCGGATGAAATCGCAAACGTTACCAAAGGTAAAAATGGTAATGCGATTTATTCTTTCAACGAAACAGGCGGCGTCTGTGAGTGCGTTATTCGCGTTCTTCGCGGCTCTGCTGACGATAAATACTACAACAATTTGTTAACTCAGATGGTGAGTGGTTTTTCTAGTTTCGTTTTACTTACTGGAGAGTTCATCAAAAAGATTGGTGACGGCAAAGGGAAAGTAACTAGCGACACTTACGTACTTTCTGGTGGTATTTTCACGAAGCGTGTAGCTGCAAAAAGTAACGTAGCGGGCGAGACCGAACAGTCTATCGCTATCTACACTTTACGTTTTGCTAATGCTCCTCGCTCGATTGGATAGTTATGACTTTAAGAGAACATAAGTTAGAGAGCGGATTGACTCTTCGGATTCAACCCGCGTCTTTCGCTAAAGCTAAGCAACTTTTCGATGCAGTTTCGGTAGAGATTAAAGATCAAAATATGGACGCAACTCAAGAGATTGATATCAATTTCATTAAGGGCGTTCTTCTTGGTCTGGTAAGTTCTCCGAAAGTAGAGGCAGCTCTTTGGGTCTGCATGGAAAACTGTCTTTATAAGAACGAAAGAATCACAGTTTCTACGTTCGAGGACATGGATGCTCGCGCGGATTATTTAGAAATCTGCTACGAAGTGGCTAAGGAAAACGTCTACCCTTTTATGAAAAACCTTTATGCGAAGTACAAACCCATGTTCCAAGAATTGGGATTGAGCCAGAAATAAAGGTTAAAGATGAGGCTCTAACTTACGAGTTGAGAGTCTCTAAAGCTGGTTACGGAAGCTTGCGAGAAGTTCAAACGTTCACAGCTAGAGAGATGCTCCAAGCCTTAGCCTACGAAGGCTTTTGTAATAAGCAAGAGATTGCGTATTATAAATTAAACGCAAAGGTTGGTGAGTCGTGAATATCGGTAGTTTCTTCGTTACACTTGGCCTCGGTGGGGGCAAGGAAACAGAAAAAGGACTTAATAAAGTTGGAAACGAACTTACTGGGATCAGTAAGAAAGGCTTTGCTGCGATCGCAACACTGGCCGGAGTTTCTTACGGCTTTAAAGTTCTCTACGATAACGCTCTCCGCGGCGGCGTAGGTCTTACTAAATTCTCAAGCACGACGGGACTCTCGACTAAAGAACTTCAGAAATGGCAATGGGCTGCAACTCAGTCCGGCGTTGCTGTGGAAGAAGTTCAAGCGAACGTAGAGGGCTTACAGCAAACCATGCAACAAATGAAACTTTCCGGGTTTACTCCGGAGGCTTCTAAGTTCTTAAATTCTGTCGGCGCTGACTGGACGAAAGTTACAGACCCATATTATCTCATGAAGAAGAGTCAGGAGTTCTTTAAGACTTCTAAACTTCCTGTCGAAGCTCAGAATCAAATCATGGGCTCGATGTTCTCTAGAGATATGATCGGCTTCTTAAGAAACCCACGTGCGAATCCGGAAAACGCCCCAGGCTACGCGATTCGTTCCGATGGGACCTCGAACATGCTTACGACTTTAAATGCGTCTATGGCTAATCTACAGCGCAAAGTGCAGTCGGTTTTCGAGCGTATTCTTGGTGAGTTCGGTCCGGGCCTTATTAAATCTTTAAATAATGCGATCCCAGCTTTAACGGATCTTACTAAGGCTGTTCTTGGTTTAACTAAATACTTCCTAGATGCTATTCCAAAGGCAGAAAAGGAAGTGAATACTTTTAAAGAGAACTGGAAGGCTGGGGACATGCTTGATCTTTTCTTATCGCCTCCGGACGAAAGAGCCGAGTCGATTAGAAACATCCAAGAGATGATGAAAAATCAAAGCAACTTAATTCAGTTTAAGAGACAGCAAATTATGACTGACCTTGGTGGGGACGCCGATGGAAAAGTTAACCTAGATTTGACTCAAATATTTAACATCGGAAGTGCTACTCGGGAGAGTGCGGCCGCAGTTGGTAAGAAGAGCGAGGCCGGATTAATTAGAGCGATTCCTAAAACTGGCGCTGCGATGGTGGTGAGATAATGGCTATTGATATTTCTTCTATCTCTCAACAGATGGTAACTGCTCAGACGCTAGGCAATTTAATTCTTGCTTGGCCTCAGGAGCAGATCGGGTATCAGCCTGAAACGCCGATCTATGGAAATCGCGCAACGAATAACGAGAAGTTTCTTTTCGATTACGAAGGCGCTCAAACCATTTCACTTCCATCTGAAATCACAGATAATTATGTAGAGGATAACTCCGCGGTTCAGGATCATATCGCCTTAGCCCCAGAGATTATTACGACCAACGGCTTTATCGCTGAGTTAAATAACGTGGTACCCGACGAGCTTCAGCTTATTAAAACAGCAGCTGATAAGTTGATCACGATAGACGCCTACGCTCCACAGCTTTCTGTTTCTGGAATCCGCGCATATAACCGCGCGTTTCAACTTTATCAAGCGGCTCTCCTCGTAAGACAGGCGAGTGTACAAAAATGGGGCGGCCTAGGAACTAAAAAGGTAAACGTTATTAATCCTAGTCAGGACGGCACCGACTTCGCTCAGAACGTAGACTTCTCAAGTCAGAATAAGCAGCAGGTCGCGTTCCAGAAATTCTACGGCTATCGTTTGAATCGCGTACTTTTTACCGTTCAAACTCCGTGGGCTATTTTTAAAAACTGTGCAATTCAAAACATTCTCGTAACTCAAGCAGAGGACTCTCGCGTGGTTTCATCTTTCGCGATCGAGTTTAAGCCTATTCGGTACGCATCTACGAAATCTTTTAATCCAGTAATCGACGACTACGAAGGACGCGCTTGGTATCAAGCCGCACCGGTTGAGGATGCTGGTTCTACTAGTGGAAATTTCGACGAGTCGCCATTTAATATCGGAGGCGCGTAGTGTATCGCATTCAGCAAATCTCAGATTACCCGCTTCAGACGAAGCGAATTACTTTACCGAGCGGCCTGCAGGTCGTTCTTACTTTCTATTTCATCCCGATGCAAAAGACTTGGGTTATTCGTAAACTCGTTTATGACACGATTGAAATTAACAACATCAAGATCGTAACGAATCCGAATATCTTAAGGGACCAGAAAAACATTCTTCCTTTCGGTATCTCTTGTCAGTGCGAAGAAGACAGAGACCCTCAGTTCCCAGAGGATTTCCAATCGGATGCGTGCAAGCTTTATTTGCTTTCTCCTGAGGAAGTAGAATCATACGAGGCGTATTTAAGTGGGAGTTAAGTTCGGCCGCAATTTTTTAATTAGTATTTCTGATTACGGTAGCACTGAGGTGAAAACTATCGCGCCGCCGTTTACTATTAAGTTCAACATCACCAGAAATATGACCGGGGCGCCTAGCGGTGGCCTTGTACAAATATATAATCTAAATAAAGACTCGAGAGCTTTTATCCGTAAAGACAAAGCGGATCCAGGTTTTATTAAAGGTATTTCTTTTCTTGCAGGGTACGGATCGGAACTCTCTACTCTGATGATGGGTGATATTTACGTAGGCTCTTCGGAGCGCGTAGGTGTGGACAACATCACGACGGTAGAGGCTTACGATGGTGGTGTGTCTTATCTTAATTCTGACACCGAGGTTCAGTACGTAACCGGGACGCCGACAAGATCTATTCTCGAAAACTTAGCTCGCTCTCTTTCTAAATACGGGATTAAACCCGGAGCTATTTCAGAAACGTACACGACGAAAAATAAGCGCGGTTCTGCTTATAGCGGAAACACGATCGACATCATGAATAATCTATCCGGAGGCGGCGTCTTTATCGACAACGGTAAGATCAATGTGCTTCGCGATAACGAGTACATCATGGGCGATACGCTCTCTATTACGGCTAAGACCGGGCTTTTAAATACTCCTAAGAGAGAAAATACGGACATCGTTTTCAACATGCTTTTAGAGCCGCGAGTTTACCTAGGCCAAAAGCTTAAGGTGGATATCGGCAATAAAGAATTTGACGGCGAATATCTAGTTCGCACGATCAATCACTCTGGAACTATTTCTCAGGCGATCGGCGAATCCGCGGTTACGGCTATCTCTTGTGCTCCGGCTAAATACATGGTGGGGGTTTTCTAGATGGCAAATCAAAACGGGATTACTCTTAATTTTAGAAATGGTGATTTCGACCTTCGCGATTTGATGAACGATCTTAAGAAGGACATCTTTATTAATTTAAAGTGTCACGATATCGCTCGCGTCGAGTCCGTAGATGTAGCGAAGCAGACTTTAAAGGTTCAGCTCTACTATCCTAAAACGAAAGTAGAACGCGACGACAACCTTCCGGGTCCAGGTAAATATTCTTTCGTAAATAAAAAATACCCGATTCTTTTGGACGTTCCTTTCGTAAGCCTTCGTGGAGGAGCAGCTGGACTCACTTTGCCGATCGCGCCCGGTGATGACTGCCTTCTTCTTTATAATGATCGAGGAATAGACGATTGGTTCGCTACTGGTGAGCCCGTAACTCTTTCGACGAATCGTTTACATGAAATGTCCGATGCGATCGCGATCGTAGGTCTTAGCAACTTAAATAAGCTTTTAGCGGATTACGATCCAACTCGCGCGGTTCTCTATAACGGAGAGGCCAAAGTTGCGGTCGGTGAAAAGATCGAGATTAAAAATGCGGCAGAAAGTCTAGGTCCTGTTCTTCAGGATCTAGTTGCTAAGCTTAACGAATTGACCTCAGCGATCGCAGCAATCACAGTAACAGGAGTTACAGGCGGCGGAGGAGTTAGCGGACCTCCGGCAAATGCGGCCGCAATTACGGCGATCGGAACGGATCTAACTGCGATCGCATCTCAACTCGCGGGAGTTTTAGAATGATAACACGGTCAATCGACTCAAATAATGATTGGAACTTCGGCAAAGGGAAGAGCGACTATCTTTCCGGAGTTAACGCAGTAGCACAAAACTTACAGACGAGACTTCAGTGTTTCCTCGGCGACTGCTTTTTCGATCTAACTGCCGGCATCGACTGGTGGAATCTACTCGGCTCGAAGCGTGAGTTAGATTTAAGACTCGCGATCGCCTCGATAATCCTTAACACCGAAGATGTGAACGGCCTTATAGAGCTGACTCCGGTTAAAAATGATCTTAGGAATGTCACGTTTCAATACACTGTTACGACTGTTTATGGGAACATGACTGACACAACAACGGTAGAGGTGGCGTGATGCCAAATATTATCAATGCAAATGGCCTGACGACAAAAACTCAGGAAGAAATGGACATAGAGATTAGTCAAAAACTCCGTAATATTTACGGTAACGACATCAATCTTTCGTCTGATTCTCCGGATGGCCAGAACAAAAATATCTTTATCCTGACCGCCCTCGATCAACTCGAGCTAATTATAGGCGTTTACAATTCGATGGATCCAGATAAAGCCGCAGGTGTGGTTCTAGATTCTCGAGTAAAATACAACGGTATTCAGCGTAAAGGCGGAACGTTCACGGTTCTTTCGATCACAGTTGTGACCTCTGACCCGGTAGTTCTTTATGGTCTAGATCAAACGGCGCAGGACATTTTCACCGTTGCCGATGATCAGAATAATGAGTTCCAATTAGGTGAGACAGTTTCTCTTTCGGTTGCTGGTACATACAGTCTGGTTTTCCAGGCCGCAGAATCGGGAAAGGTTGAGGTTTTACCTGACACCATCACAAACGCGGTCACTGTTGTTCTTGGGGTTGTTTCTGTTAATAATCCAAATCCTCCTATTTCAGTAGGTATCGACGAAGAAACTGACCCGCAACTCCGTATGCGCCGTCAGAAATCTACTTCGCTTCCTTCATCTGGTTACGTAGCAGCTTTAGAGGCGGCGCTATTAAACGTAAACGGCGTTACCGATGCTCGCGTATACGAGAACGATACGAACCAAAATCCAGACGCTAACGGCGTTCCTGCGCATTCTATTTGGGTTATCGTTGCAGGGGTTTATTCTCAGGTCGATGTGGCTCGCGCGATTTACACGAAACGTGGAACTGGCGCCGGAATGCGTGGGGTTAAAACTTACGTTATCACGGAGCAGAACGGATCTACTTTCGTAGCTCGTTGGGATGACGTTGCTTTGGAAAACCTTTTCATTAAATTAGTTATCGAACCAATCGACCCGGCTCTCCCGATCGACATCAATCTTATCCGTAATAAATTACCGGATAGCTTCGAGTCTCCGATCGGCGGAACAGTGAACGTAAATGAGATCGCGTGTATGGTTCAAACCATAGACTCGAATGCTCTAGTTACGGACGCGGGTCTTTCTCTTTTAGCGACTGGACCTTTCACGCCGAAGCTTTCAAACTCTGCGCGAAATAAGAAATTCGTTCTTCTATCTGAAAACGTAATTATCACACCGGTTGTGATTTACCCGCTTAACCTTACGGCTATCGGCGGAGTTGATCCAGCAGGAAGAACTCTTCTCGCTTACGGTGGTTACGGCGCTTACACATGGTCGATAGACGACGATAATTCGGGCGGAGCTACGATCGATGCGAATGGATTCTATACTCCAGGAACAACGAATCAAGACGTTGTGGACGTGGTAAAAGTTACTGACTCTCAAGGTAATGTGGCATTCGCTAATATCGAGGTGAGTTAATGGCTACTGATCAAGAGATTAAGGTCTTTTATTCGGACCTTTTGATTTTACAGTACAGAGATAAACCGAAGGCTAGGGACACCGTCCAAGCTTTCGGCTCTCTTATCATTGACGGTCAACTTCCTGTGGCCGTTCAGAATGCTTTCGATCCCGATACGGCGGTTGGAGTTCAGCTCGATATCGTCGGGAAGTATCAAGGGATCACGCGTGAAGGTTATTCGTTCACTGGTCCAGTTACTTTAAACGACGAGGATTTTAGAAAGCTTATTAATCTGAAAATTATCCAGAACAACTCTGGTAATTCTCTCGCGGATATCAACGCTCTCTTGATGCTTTACTTCGGCGATACCATCAAAATTTACGACTACTACGATATGTCGATTAGCTATTACGTGAGCGCCGCTTTCGGTTCTCAGGAGCTGGTCGAGGTTTTCATTAATAAAGGTTTACTTCCGAAGCCTATGGCCGTTCGTCTGGGTTCTACGATTTATCATCCGACTCTTAAATTTTATTCTTGGGTTACCTACGAGGATACAGTTAACAAGGGTTTTCCGATGAACACCTACGAAGAATATAACATGAACTGGCCGTGGCTAGATTATGCGTACGCTATTAATTCTCCGATCCAGCCAGAAGAAGTTCTTTTGACAGAGGACGGGTTCACATCAATAATTCAAGAAAATGGCGACAAGCTGTTTGCTTAGGGGACTAGATGCCAGACATTAGAATATCACAACTTCCAGTACTAGCTAATGCAGACGCCCACGACGGGGACTCGATCCCCATTGTGGATTCTGTCGCGAACGCAACTAAGCGCATAACTCTAGGTCAACTAGATTTGAGATGGCAGGGCGTTCCTAACGGCGGAACAACTCAACAGGTTCTAGCGAAAAACTCCGGAGCAAATAAGGACGTCTACTGGCGCTCTTTAGATAAAAACTCCGTTGGTCTAGGTCAGGTTGATAATACTTCCGATGCGAATAAGCCTATTTCGACAGCAGTTCAAACGGCGCTTAATCTTAAGGCAAATACTTCAGCTCTCGCGGCGAAGGCGGACGTCTCTTTCGTAACGGCTCAGGTCGCTACGAAACAAGATCTTTTGCCGGCTGGTGCGAATGGTGAAGTCCTTACTCTCGTAGCGGGACTTCCTCAATGGCAACCGGGCGGCGGTGGTGGTGGCGCAGTTTCTTCCGTATTCGGAAGAACTGGAAACGTAACGGCTCAGGTCGGGGATTACGATAAGACTCAAATTGGTTTGGATCAGGTCGATAATACTTCGGATCTTGATAAGCCACTTTCTACGGCGGCGATCGCGGCTTTAGCTGGTAAGCAGGC